AGGAATAATATTTAACTTTATCTTTATTGTTTGAACGCCACTCCGAATGATACTCTCTCAAGGTCTCCTTATTATCGACCCGCCAGTTCGCGTGGTATTCTGATATCTTATCTTTATTTTTATTATAGTATCGTTTATCAGATTCTGATTTACCTCCTTTATACTTTCTACCAGACGGCCCTAAAACAATGCCGTTACTTTTTAAAATTCTGTTAATTACACCCTTATCAACATTGAAAACTGTCGCTATCGATGGCGTACCTAACATGTCCTTATTATACATGTCGATTATCTTCATAACCTCTTCATCCGTAAAAATTCGCTTTCGTCCCATATTATTAAATATATGCCACCATTAAAACTGTTATTTATTTATATAAAGATACTCAAGATAAAACAAAAAAAAAGCCTTCTTTCGAAGGCTTTTCTAATTTACTTAGTGGTATCTACTAATTAACGCAGTTCAGCTACGTTAAAGGTAGGTACACCATCTACGCGGATTGCTCCGTAGAACCGGTTATTCACGCTTTTCTTAGCGTACCGTGTCATAATTCCTTTTACGGGAGCGAAGTTGAATGGATTGTACATAGTTGGGGTCAACTGCATAGGCACGTAAGGTGCGTAAACATAACCTGTATCCAACAGAGACTTACCTTTGTGACCGATAATCATAGACCAAGCTGGTGCATATGGGTCACGGTACACTTGGTAACGACCACCCAGAGAACCGATACGCTCGATACCCATGTTATACTGATCTTGCTCAGGAGAAGCATCACTTACGTGGAAGTACTCAAGGTCATCGAAGATTGCAGAAATCTCTGAAGATACTACGATGAAGTTAGCACCACCGCGAAGGGTTGACTTATGGATTTGAGCTGAAATCTGGTTAACCTTAGTGATAAGGGTCTGATTCCAGTCCTTCTGAGTGTAAGCGTTAGATGCGAGAGCAGCTTTTCTCCATCCGTAGTAATCCCAACGCATCTGCCAAGCACCAAGGCTACGGAGGTCACGAAGGATTTCACGGTCGATTTCAGAAGCAACTTGCTCAGAAAGAAGAGCGGTAAGTTCGGCTTCAGCATCGATGTTATGGAATGCGCTCACGTCTTGAGCAAGTTCAGGTGACCAAGTGGCACGTAACTTACGCTCTTCAACAGATACAACAACCTCATCCAGACGGAAGGATACTTCACCCATTTCAGTCTCGAATTCGAGAGTAGCGTACTCAGCCCAAGCCGCAACGAATGTAGTCGCACTAGCTGTAGTTGCAGACATACCTATGTAACCGTCAAAAGTAGATACTGTAGCGTCAACTGGGTGAGTAAGGTCTAAACCTAAAAATATTTCACCGTTAGCGTCACAAATATCACCATATTGAACAATACCTTTACCGTACTTCTGAGTTACAACTCTAAAAGGAACTCTAGCGCCGTTATTAGGTGCGCCAGCGGCACCAATAATAGTATCGCCATTAGCATCCAAAATAGCAGAACCTGTATTGTAAACGATTAATGAAGCCAAGAAAGATTCAGTGTCCATTGAGTTACCATCTGGACCAGTCAGACGACCTGGACCGTTTCCAGAACCGCCAAAACCTGCTGTTTGCGAGAATCCTGTTACTTTAACGATCACTTCACGAACTGAACCGTCAGTAGCAGTAGCTAAAGTAGCACTAGGTGCGATAACCGAAAAATTACCATTGACATCCAAGGCAACCTTAGTTGTGGTTTCAACTGCAATCGTTAACCGACCTTTTGAATTATCAAACAGACCATCGTTATAGAATACATCGTAAAGATTCTTCTGTAAGAACGGTGTTACCGCACATGTGCTACTAACACAAGAAGGTAATTGTCCAGCGGCCATACTAGTGTGAGCAGAGTAAGCTGCATTGTATGGAGTAGCTGAATAATAAACGCCTGGATCACCAGAGGCGTCAACCCTAGAAGACGTAACAGGTACGAAGAAGAACAGCTTACCGATAGGCAGGTGCATAGCTTGTACTGATACGATATCGTTAGCCAGAAGCTTAGAGAATACGCGTCTTACGATAGGGAATACAACGGTTTCGAATGATCCAGAAGACTGTGCGCTAGTGTTTTCAGTAATCAAGCTAGAAGCTTGGTTCTCATACAGCTGAGCGATGTTTTCTTTCACGTGGCCTTTAAGACCTGTAAGGAAGCCCGTTTGATCCCATTTCTCTTGGACTTTCTTCCTTACTTCTTTCATGTGGTTAAGGCCGATGTTACCGACCATACCAGAAGTTAATAGATGTGACATTTTTTTTGTTTTTTTTTAGTTATTATTGTTATTATAGTAATTTCTTACCTTCCACCCGTTCCATAAATTCGACAATACGAGCGGTTTCATTATCTACATAAGCGGTATGTTCGCTTAAGTTGGATTTTCCAGAAGATACAGACCTATCGAGTTTCGATACGCTTTCGCTGATGGTCTTCCTTGAACCCATTTCATTTACAACTTTATCATAGAGAGCTTTGGATTCCTTAATAGATTTAACGCCATCGAATCTTTCCATGATGCTGACTTTCTCGTCTTTAGTAGTTGCATGCTCCAAGAAAATCTTAGTAACGTAGGTCAGATTGAAGTTGTAGAGAGCGGTCTCAGCCAGAGTCTTTCTGAAATTGATCAGGTTCTCTTTGAAGATTTCGTTCTCTTTTTTAAGTTTCTTTGATTCGGTCAGAAGCTTTTCATATTCTGAAGCTTTTGACTCTACCTTGACACCTTTGGCACCAGCACCTTTGATTGGGGTATTACGACCTGGCATTCTACGGGCCTGAGCACTTCCGACAGGAATAGCTTCATCAAGCATTTCTTCCTCGTCAATTTCGCCCTCCTCGACAGTTTCCTCCATTTCATAACCTTCCTCCATCTCATCGGCTTCTTCGTCCATATATACTTCATATATGGTCTCGTCCATTTCTTCTTCCATTCCCATTTCGCCCTCCATTTCCATTTCTTCTTCCATTCCCAATTCATCATCAACTTTGATTTCTACGGCTGATTGTTTTGGTTTAAGGATGAACTTTCCAGGTTCCTTGATGTCCATGTGAATCTCGTCACCAACGACCTCAATTTCATCGGTATCGGTCAGTTCTTTATAAACTGATAATACCATATCATCAGAAGCGTCAGTCAAATCGATTTCTTCCTCATCTGGTGCGTCTGACAGATCAACGTCAACCACGTCCATATCGTCCATGTCGACTTCATCTTCACCGCCCATTTCGGTGTCATCGAGTTCGATTTCAAGTTCATCATCACCTTCTAATGAATCGACATCCAGCTCATCGCCTTCAGTCTCCCCATCATAAGGTTCGGTGTCGACATCAGCCTCACCTTCCTCAGAACCTTCCATTTCACCTTCAACATCCTCTTCTTCGAAATCGTCATCCTCAGATAACGACTCATTGATCACGCTGTCAATTTCTTCCCTAGCGATTGCCCGAAGTGTTTCTTTCGCGTTTTCAGTTAAAGCTGCTTTAATGGACTGAATGTCCAAAAGCGCTTCTTTCACAAAATCTGTTTCTTGTTGTTTTGCCATTTTTTTTTAATTTGTATTTTTCTTATTAATGGTTTTTTCTAATAAATATGCAATAGTGTCACAAACGGATAAAAAAATTTGTATCAGTTTTATAATAAATATGTTATGATGTTGAAAAAAATTTTTTAACCTAATAAAAATTTATCTAATCCGCTGATTATCTTATGTTTAGATTCCACCACTTCCATCTTCATGGTTGAAGATTTATTTAAATCGTTGAATATCCAAGAACCAGGTGTGCTTGGATTTGTCACAATATCCCAACAAATAAGTTCAAAGTCATTCTGTACCACTTGTATTCCGTGAACATCCTCAACGGAACCGACGCCTCTTGATGAGACGCCTATTTTGATTCTGTGTCTAAGTAAGTTCGCTACTTGGTCTCCTGTGGTGGATACGATACCGAGGTTAATGAAACCTGGAGACATGAGAATCTCAATCTTGCCCATAAGCACATTTCCTTCCCACCACATCTCAACGATGTTATGCGAAATCCTATCACCTGCGATAATGGATTCAGCAGGGTGATCAAGTTCACCGATTGCACGTCTCTCGTCAATTAAGACTTGATAAGCCTTAGACTGTGATTTAAGGATATCTTCAGGATATACTCTTCCGTTTCGGTTCTTAACTCCGTATTTTTGTAGGACCGCGTAGATATGATAAGGTTCAGCTATAACGTTCGAGCCTTGCTCAAACTTCTTCATTTCATTGATAAATGAATAGTTTCTTTTGTCGTCAGGCGAAATATAACCCGCGTCACGTTCAATCAGATACCCGAACCCAGTTTCTCCAGCTCTTAAAATCGATACATTCGACATAGTTGCATTTTATAATAAATATGCACCATGTCGATAAATTACTTTTTATTCTTGCTGAAATCCAATAATTGGCTGTAATCTGTTTCGATATTAGTTATAATATACTCTGACATATTTTCAATGTAATCAGAAATATTGTCAAATTTGGTGTTGACGAATAAGGTTACATCTGAGGACATAAAACTTTTTTTACCTGTTCGGATGCCAGAACTTCTTAAATCGGTATCTACGATATATTTGAATCCGTTATTTGTAACTGTGTTCAGATATGTGTGTACGTGTGTCCTAACGCGCTTATTGATTGTGCTTACCAGTTGTTCTGGTTGTGTGTTAGCGTTTTTTGGTGTTACCCAAGTTGACAGAGTCAAATAAACCGATTTGTTATCCGTCACGTCAATTGTGCCGTACTTTACCTTATGGTTGTTGAAATTATTTAATTGTACGGTTTTTCCTTTTTTATGCATTATTAAAATATTTGTTTAATAATACATTAATAATCGGTCTAGGTCAAGTTATTTCAACTATATTTGGGTTAATTTTTTTACCACTTCATAGTTATCGGTCATCATACAGAAAACGTATGCTTCCTCGATACATTTCAATTCGTGTTCTTGCCCTTTATCAAAGACAATCGTATCCCCTTTAGTATAAACATCGTTTGTGACTAAATCTAATACTACACCATCTTTAACTTGAAGTATGTGATATTCATCATTATTTCTATGCTTAGGAATACTTAAACCTTTTTTATATCTTAGCAAAAATCCATTATAGTCTTCAGGTGTCTTTATTCTCTTACATAATGCACCTTCGCATAAATCCAGTTCAAACCATTGGTCATAACTTACATTAGGTATCAAGTCACGGCTGGAAACTTCGACAATGTGTTTTCTTACTGCTACTGACATATTAATTCAATGAATCTTTTAAGTTTATCATTTTAATCATATCCTGTTCATACGTTTCAGAAACAAAACCCATATCTAACAATCTTTCTTTGACTAACAAGAGTTTTTCTTTGACCGTTGCATCACTTTCTGAAATCTGACTGTTAACTCTGTTCAAACACTCTTTGATGATAGCGTTGAATTCAGTTTCTTGTGTTACTTTGTCATTGCTCATAAGCGATTTCACCAACGTTATATCTGACTCAGAAAGTTCAGCATACTTCTTATTGAATCTATCAACTAAAACTTTGGCCAACATATCAGTAGGCACATAATCACCTGTCACAGGTTTCTCAATAGCATTGTTTTTGACATGTTCTTTGATACTACCTTTTACCGCAGCCCGTTCTTTAACGTCATTGGAGAAAATGAGTTTAGCTATATCTGAATTGATTGCGGTAGATTCAACCAAATCTCTTTTATTGGTCAACATATCCAAAGATTCTTTAAACAAACGATTAGCTTTTATGATATCTTTTCGGCTAATTCCGTCCAATTGTTTAACGGTTTCAGATATGAATTCTGATATGACGAAATCGTCCTCAGCGTGATGAGTCCTAACGTTCTCGAACACTTTGAACTGCGTGTATAAAACGCGATTCTCTTTAATAAGCCTAAGAACAGAACCTAATTGTTTCTTGTCATAAGGCGTTTTATTGACAACGGAGTCTACAACGAATTCTTTTAGACTGTCTAAAAGTGAACCAAAATTATACATGGTGCGATAGTTTATATTTATAAATATGAATAATGGCAGTAATTGTTATTTTTGTTTGATAACTCCGTCAATATCTTTTAAAATTTCATTTATTTCGTTATTAAGCTTAAATCCTTTATCGTACATTTTAACTTTATTCTCGTTGATTTTGGCCTCAATACTAGGAGTGTGTATAGATTCCAAAAGACGATTCATGTAGATATCCTTGTACTTGTCAACCCTTGGTTGCACTTGTTTCTTAAGTTTTATTATTTCCTCGGTCAATAGTTTTTCAGTGCGACTTAAGCTTTCACCTATCTCTGGAACTGGCTCAGCTGCTGGCGCTTCAGGGGTTGCTTCACCTTCAGTCGGTGATGGTATCTCCTCACCTTCAGCCTCCTCACCTTCAGCCTCTTCAAACTCAACGTCAGAGCCGCCTCCCAAATCCAAACCACCTCCGAAGCCACCACCACCTCCGAAGCCACCACCTCCACCACTGGTATCAGTTGCTTCACCATCCTCACCCATCTCAGGTACGACACCACCCATTCTGGCGATTTCCATATCACCATACAGTTTATCAACCTTATCGAATAGCCCCGTATATTTAATGACATTCGCAGTGTTGGCCAATTCAGCTGAAGCGGCCTTTTCCATCCTTTGTTCAAGAAGGTCTTGTCGGTTCTCGTCATCACTCCAGCCAAGTATCTCTCGTCTGGCCCTAGTTAATGACATCGTACCGAAACCATTGCCTATATCACTTACCGCGTCCTTGACCAGAGTCACTTTTTGTTGAAGATTCTGAATCCTCAACATTTGAGCCTGTGTCGATGGGTTATTCATCGTTATTGTGAAGTTATCCAATTCATCATCAAAACCCAAGAGCAATAAGTGTATTATCGCAATCTTATTTAGTTCTTGAATGACCGCTTGTTGTATTCTATTGATTGTTCTAGCAAACCTGATATCCAATAAGGCCAAGTTCTTACCTTCACCTTGAGCCTCATCAAAACCTAAAAAGGCTTTAGGTACCCTTAATGCGGTGAATAACTTTCTCTGGAGGTACTCAATGTCTGCGATTTCACCAAGATTTGATCCACCTGGCAACGTCTCAATCGGACTAGGTGCGGATTCATCCCTAACAGGTACGAATATGTCTTGGTCGTTACCCAATACATTCATTCTCAAATCCAATTGACCTGTTTTCGGGTCGATAATCGGCATACGCTTAAATCTGTTTGCGATTTCGTTGATATACGATTGCACGTCTTCTGGGTCAACGT